AGATTTTAACGGTCAGATGGTAGAAACTCAGAAAGTAGTAAAGAACTTTCCTTGGTCACCACATTATGATGATAGAAGTTATACCAATTCAGAAGGTGAAACTGTTCGTGCCTATGAAGACGGTGCAGATATGTCTATCACCGTTATGGAAATGTCAGGGGATGGTGTCCCTGATAATCCAGGGTCAGAACTCTGGAAGAAACCAGTAAGAACTGGTGATGCAATTAATAACAGTACAAGTCTTGGATTGTCTGCAACACTTTCTTTCCCACTTGATGGTGGAATGCAAGAACGTTGTAAGCAAGCAGCAGATACTCAGATTGCGTTACAAAGTCAGATGGTTGCTAATAAAAGATTAGACTTTGAATTGGCTAGACTTAAGAATTGTGGGCAGTTAATGCAGCAAGGAATTTCTTTCCATCCACGCAGCCCTTATAGAAAAATATGTGCGGACGTTGTAGTACAAAATGTTAATACTATTAAGCAACATCGTCACGTTATCCCTTCGGTTTCAGTGCCGAACGTAAGACCTTTATCGCCCGATTTCGATCCCGTTGCTCCGCCCTCTTCTGCTCCACCGATAGTACAGGGGGCGTCTTACCCCGTAAGGTCGCAATCTTCTTTATTACCTTCTTCGTCACAGGTTTCACAACCTTTAACAAAAGATCAGCAAGAGGCTTTGCAAGCAGTGCAGAGGTCGTCGCAACTACAGCAATTGAGGCGGTAACAGTTACAGCACCTGGTGATGGTAGGTTAGCAATAATCTGATCTGGTATATTTAAATTGTCAAATACAGGGAGACATTCTTTTCCTACTGTCTCGTACTTGACTATCTTTTTATTGTTTTCTAATACTTTTCCTACAGGGTTCTTTAACTGCTGCTCTCTTGTAGGACACTCTGCCTTTGCAGGTGGAGGTGTTGGAGGATCTGTTTTAGTGTCTGTTTTAGTATCCTCTTTCTCAGGAGATTTCATAGGTGGAGGTGGAGGTGCCTCTGTTGTCATCTCTAATTTATTTGGATCATAATCAATTGGATTGAAACTAGGTGTTCCTGCATCACAAAATACTCGGACTCCATCCTTATCATCATCCTTTAGTGTTTGATTCTCACTACTATCTCTATGAGACTCAACACATCCAGGCATATTAATAATAGGAATACCCACCTGTGAAGTCACGGGCGGGTATATCGGGACTGCCTGTGGAGGATTAGTCATCCAATCAGGCATTACATTAATATTTAAATCACGAATATCACCAATACGAATATTATTATCAGGTATATTAATATTAGGTATGCCCATCAGCAATCATTAAATACACTACCAACTGTAGAACCGAGACTCGATCCTGCTTTCTGTCCTAGCAGTAATGCCCATCCACCTGCTAACCAACCAACGTAGGGGACGCTAGCAAGGGCAGGAACAGCAATACCAGCAGCAAGAGCACTACCTGCCATTGCACCTTGAGACCGTGCTCCAGCGTCCGCCACGATACACTCTATGTCTTTTGCAGACTTTCCCTCGCCGTCTAATACAGCACCTCCTAGGTTACGAGTGCCGTCCATAGTGAACTGGTCGCTACGATACTCACGACGGTTCTCGTATTTCTTACCACCAAAGAAACCACTTTGACTTTTTTGAAGGTCTAAGGATTTCTGAGACTCAAGGATAGCAGGATCGTTTGCACGATACTCCACCTCATATCCATCCTTACCTGCTTTAATTCTGTAAGATGAATATTCCCCACGCGGGATATTAATCATAGGAACCTGAGGTTGTTTCGGTCTATGGATTACATATCCCAACAGACCAATATGTGCGACAGCAAATAGACCACCGACAGCACCAGCTACAATCTTTAGTTTATTCATGGTTAGAATGGTAGAGAGGGAATAGCACCACCAGTAGCAGAGGGCATAACAGGAATAGCACCACCAGTAGCATCAGGAAGTTCTGGCATTGCAGAGTCCATCATTCCAGGAAGTTGTCCTGCAATTGCTTCTGCTGCTGCACCAGCAACTTGTGACTTGATGTTATCAACAATAGAATCCTTATTGAGATATAGTGCAGTACCGCCACCGACGATACCAGCAGTTCCAACGAATGATAGAACTGCTAAAACATTAATTACTTTTTGCATAATAAGCCTCGTAGTATTTGGTAATGCCATTACAATTTACATTACCTAGAGATACCCAGTCGTGGGCACACTCGTATATAGATTGTTCAGTATACTTTGATTTTCTTGTGTTGTCAAGTTTAGTACCATATCTACTTAACAAAATGAGAAGAGCTTGTTCATGTAGTTTAAGTTTCTCTTTTTTCTTTTCNGATNTCACAGGTTCTCTATACAAAGGATTGTTTTTTTTAGAATTTTTNGTGNGGATATACCCGAAAAAACCATAACCTTGAGTAAGGTGTCCTGGTCCACATTCAAATAGAGGTGCTTCTAATTCATCAATGATAAATTCTAAGTTGGTGCTAATCATGCCAATATAAATTTCTTAGTGTAGTTATAAGCATAGAGTTCACGGTTCCCTTTAATACCCCAACCCAACCAATAATAAGCAGGAACCATATATTGAGAAATGCTTTGTCCACTACCCTCAAACTCAGGGAGGACTTTTTGGAATTGATTTTCATTAATCATATAACGTGTCTGACACTCAAGAGTGCTAGGATCACAATCATACTTATTAGCAAAATAACTCAACCCCAAATAACGCTGTGTAGAGGTCCACTGAATGAGTCCGTACCCACCCCTATGGCAATCATTGTAAGGAACTCTAGCACCTCCCTCGCAGATGTTGGGATAGAACTTACTTTCTTGTTTAATGTTACCCATGATCGTTGCCAAGGCATTTCGATCTGTGATTCTTGTTCTTTCTTGCAATTGTTTGAGGACATATTTTTCATTGTCTGTGCATGTTGGGCAAGTCCATGTAGCTAGTGGAACAACTTCAATAGGTACAGCTGTGTTCTCATCTTCAGTAACATCAACTGGTAAGTTGGCTCCTGTTGAGGCTTGTTGACAACCTACCAACAATACTGCCAGTAGAGGTGTTAATAGTTTCTTCATGAGTCAAATAAAAATCTTAAGTATTATAATAGTATTATGTATCTCAGTCAAATCTCAAAGTAATCCTTACGATAATAACGATTCATGATATTGGAATTGTAGTACTTAGGAGTACCATCAACCATAGATTCTGTGAGAACATTATTTTTAAACAATGCCTCAGTCTCAGCAAAGTTTGTCTTACCTTTGGTTTTGTGCAGTGAAAGGATCTCCCTACGAAACATGTGAGTCCCAAGGAGTTTAACATCTGACTTCAGTTCATCAGATGAACCGTAGTACACTTTCCAATCTGACTCCTTCTTCACTCTTCTTTTCTTTCCTGGAGGTTTTCTGTGGAACCAAAAAACCTTTCTCCCAATGTAGAGTCGTTGGTTTGTGAGATTGGTAATGAGATACACAAACCCATAAAAGTCGTGAACATCATCACTAGTAAAAGGTCTCTCCAAAAAGGTCCAGGGGTTCTCGTAGTCACACACATAATAATTTCATCTACGATATTTATCGGTGCCAATCCCCATCACCAGTCCAGATGTATTCTGTGGCTCTATCTTCTGTAGAAGGGTATTGAGATTTGCCATATACCCTTCTTACATTCTTAACCTGTTCATTCGCAGGTAAAGGATGAAGATTGATGGGTTTCTCATACCACCACTCTAAAGATTTTTTTAATATCCTATGTGCCATACCACGAAAAGGTGACCTGAGACTATCAGACCACCTCTTATAAGATAAAAGAGACTTATTGTAGGGATATTTCCCTTCTATCTCAGAGTTTAAAGTCTGAGAAAGTGTCTTTTTGTACATCTTGTTTGATTCCACCGACGACATAAGATTCAACTTCAGTTTCTTGTGGTGCCACTTGCAATCCTTTTGAGGAAATCCAATGTTGGGTCCAGGGAAGGGGATTGTTCTTAGCAGGAATATCATAGACTGGCTTCAATCCTATACCCTTCATACGTCTGTTGGCGATCCACTCAACATACTGTTGCAATAAGGTATCGTTTAGACCAATCATAGAACCGTCTTTGAACAGGTAGTCAGCCCAAGCCTTCTCCTCATTCACAGCCTTATCGAACATTGCATAAACCCACTCTTCTTCTTCCTTGGCGATCTGTTTCATCATAGGATCATCGCCCGCCTTCCACTTATTCAGAATGTTTTGGGTGATTGCCAAGTGTTGGTTCTCGTCTCTAGCAATAAGGGAGATAATTTTTGCAGAACCTTCCATGAGTTTAAGTTCACCAAAAGCAAAGCTACAAGCAAAAGAAACATAGAAACGTATTCCCTCCAGTATATTGACATTTGCTACTGCTCTATAAAGTTTACGTTTGACTTCCTTAATCTCATACTCAGTTGATGGAGATCCTCTAAAATCTGCAGACCACATACCAGTAGTTCCCCAGACTTGTGCAGTGTTGATAAAGTCATCATATGACTCTGTGACACTCTTGGCACGATCTAGGATCTTTTGATCAGTGACAATCTTATCTAATACATCAGCTGGATTAGGATAGATATTTTTAATAATGTATGTGTAGGAACGGCTATGGATCATCTCCATAAATCCCCAGACTTCCATACAGGCTTCCAGTTCAGGAAGTGAACAATATGGAATGAATGCCATACCAGGACCACGACCCTGAATAGAATCCAACATAATCTGATACTTCAGATTAGAAGTATAGATATGTTTCTGTTCTGGACGGAGAGACTGATAGTCTCCTCTATCTTTCTGTAATGAAACTTCTTCTGGTCTCCAGAAGTATCCAAGTTGTTGTGTAGTAAGTTTTTCAAACACCGGATACTTGTAGGTGTCATACCTCTGGACTCCCAGAGGCTTACCAAAGAACATTGGTTGTTTCTTGGCATCATGTACCTCGGTGTTAAACACCGTCATACCTTTCACTTGATTCATAATATCTTTGTCACCTACTGGTGAAACTTTAAACTGCACAGGATTCACACTCTCCCTCCTCGGCTTGTGATAGTTCTAATAACAATTCATCTAACTTCGACTGCGGCTCTTCATCTACTTCATCAGACTTTAAGTCATGAGTGTTCTGATAGTAGGATGTCTTCCAACCATATTTATAAGTTGTGAGAAAATCCTTTGCCATCTGAGAAACAGGAACTTCGTTGTCAGGATAGTTCTCTGGATTATAACTCCAATTACCAGAAATTGCCTGGTCAAAGAACTTTTGCATCACAGCTACTATTCTAATGTATCCACCATTATCTTTCATATCCCATAGAAGAGTATAGTTATTCTTCAATGAGGCATACTGGGGAACAATTTGCTTAAGAGGCCCTTTCTTGGACTTCTTAATGGACAAGTATCCACGAGGTGGTTCGATTCCATTGGTTGCATTTGACACAACGGAACTACTTTCCGATGGCATTTGTGCGGACAATGTTGAGTTCCTAAGACCGTATTTGAGGATATCATTCCTAAGCATATCCCAATCATGTTGCAACTCCGTTGATACTAGTTCATCTACATCTTTCTTATATGTATCGATAGGAAGTGTTCCACTAGAATACTTGGTACGACCAAAGTATTCACAGTGACCTTTCTCCTTAGCCAACTGATTAGAAGATTTCAGAAGGTAATACTGGAAGGACTCAGAGAGTCCATGGACAGCATCCCATGCCTCTTGTGAATCATAAGGATAACCCAACTTTGCTAGGTAGTGTGCTAATCCAATGTAACCAATACCCAGAGACCTTCTTGCCTTGGTTGCAAGTTCAGCTGCGATGATTGGATAGTCCTGATAGTCAATCAACTCGTCTAGACCCCTTACAGCTAAGTCACAGAGGTCTTCTAGTTCCTCATCAGACTTAATCTTACCAACGTTGACTGCTGAGAGAATACAAAGTGCAATCTCACCAACCTGATCATCAATATGTGATAAAGGATATGTGGGGAGAGTGATCTCTTGACACAAGTTGCTCATCTCAATCTTATCTTTGAAAGAAGAGTGAGTGTTACAGTGGTCAATATTCATCAGATACAGACGACCTGTCTCTGCTCTCTCCTTAAGGATGTCTAGAATCAGTTCTTGTGCTTTAATACTCTTTCTTGGAACAGACTCATCTCGTTCAAAACTAACATATAAATCATCGAACCCGTCAGTACCAAAGGCATCATACAGACCCGGTACGTCGTGCGGTGAGAAGAGGCTAATCTCTCCATTCGCAATGAAACGTTCGTAGAAAATCTTTGAAATTTGGATTGAGTAATCAAGTTTCCGTACCCTGTTGTCTTCTGTGCCTTTGTTGTTCTTTAAGACGATGATGTCTTGGATTTCTTGGTGCCAGATGGGGAAGTGGACTGTTGCTGAGCCACCACGAATCCCATTTTGTGTACAGCATCGTACAGTTGATTCAAACTTTTTAAGGAAAGGAACAACGCCAGTGTGCTGTACTTCTCCGCCCCTGATTTTAC